ATGGCAGTATATGATTATGCAACAACGTTTACACAGCTCCTGCAGCAGAAGTATGCAAAAGAGTTGTGCTCTGATGCACTGACACAGAGCAACCAGGGAGTGAAATTTATTAATGCCCAGACAATTAAATTACCAAGATTGGCAGTAACTGGCTATAAGGACCATACCAGGACGCCTGGATTTAACGCCGGTACTCTAAGCAACGACTGGGAGGCAAAAAAACTGGAACATGATAGAGATGTGGAATTCTGGATCGACCCGATGGACATTGATGAAACAAACCTTACCCTGTCTGTAGCCAATATTCAGAACACTTTTGAGACGGAACAGGCAATCCCTGAAAAGGACTCCTACAGGTTCTCTAAGCTCCATGCAGAGCTTACCGCCTATTCCGGCCGTATTGATACAACGGTCTTCACGGCGGCGAACTTCTTGGAAGCATTTGACGAAGAAATGGCTATCATGGATGAAGCAGGTGTGCCGGAGGAAGGCCGAATGCTTTATGTAACACCTGGAATGTATAAGATTATCAAGGAGGCAGAGGGAATCCAGAGAGTGATGAGCGTAACAACTCCATCGACTATTAACCGTAATGTGCACAGTCTGGACAATGTAACTATTAAAATGGTACCAGCGGCCAGGATGAAAACGAAGTATGACTTTACGAATGGCTGTGTGGCTGCAACAGACGCAAAGCAGATCAACTGGATCCTGCTCCACACCTCTTGCGTCGTGTGTCGTGATAAGTACAGCTACATTAAATTGTTCACACCTGGAACAGACAGCCGTACAGCAGATGGATACTTATATCAGAACCGTAACTATGGAGACCTCTTCCTCCTCGAAAAGAAGGTAGAAGGCTGTTCCATGAACGTGCAGGCATAAGGAGGACATTGTGAGAGCGGTAAAAGGAAACAAAGAATACACTATTGAGGAGTCACAGCGGAAGGGATATCAGGATGCCGGTTTTGACATTCTAAACGAGTTAGGGGAAGTGGTTGCTTATGGGCGAGGAAAAACCGTGCCATATGACGAACACATGAGAGCCATTGCAGAGATTGAAGTGCTGCGGAAGAGGATTGCAGATCTCGAATCTACCACGGATACAGCGGCAGTCGAAGAAGTGCACGACGTGATGGAGGCTGAACCGCCTAAGAAGGCGGGAACCAAGAAAGCGAGGGAGTAACATGGCTTATGAACCATATGCATATACTGCGTATTATGCAGAAGTATACAAGGGCAGCATAGTTCCGGCTGAAGATCTTGAAAAGATGCTTAAACAGGCAAGCAGGCATATTGATTCCCTGACCTACAATCGGATTGTAGGCCGGGGATTCTCCACTTTGTCTCCATTTCAACAGGAAATCGTTCAGGAAGTTTGCTGCATGCAGGCAGATTTTGAGTGGCAAAATAGGGAAATCTTTGACATGATCCTGCAGGGATACAGTATCAACGGTGTGTCGATGCAGTTTGGAGAGAGCTGGAACGTGATTGTACAGAAGGGTATCCCAATGCGCCGTGACGTGTATGAGCAGCTGTGTCAGACCGGATTGTGCTGCCGGTTAGCGAGGTGAGTCTATGAAGTATCCATGTTTAGTTATGGAACAATTCTGTACTACGCCTATCCATGTTCGGATAGAACAGGAAGGCGTTAGCGAAGATGGGGGCCCGTTATTGGCTTTTGAATCCGATCTCTTGTGTAATTACCAAGATACTGCGAAGACAGTCCTGACGGCAGAGGGGAAGCAAGTGCAGCTTTCTGGTGTGGCAATGTTCCCTGGTGACATTGCCCCGGATCTGCCAACCTTAAGCGGCGGTACCGCTACAGTATTTGGGGTAGAGCGGCAGATCTTCCAAGGGATCAAAGCACGTAACCCGGACAGTTCTGTAAACTATACGGAATTGAGGTTAGTCTGATGGGTGTGAAAGTAGACATAAAACTATACCCGGATCGCATCAGGAAGTTACAGGATGCCAGCCAGCAGGCGTTTGAGTTGACTGTGCAGGCAGTCCTCACTGACATGCGGCAGAGTCAGACAGTCCCGAAAGACAAGGGGGAACTCGAAAGAAGCGGTTTTGTAGAGATTGATGTGAAATCAATGGTGGCGCATATAATTTTTGATACACCTTATGCGCGCCGGCTTTACTGGCATCCTGAATATAACTTTCGGCAGGATAAGAACCAATATGCAGGTGGCCTATGGATGCAGACATACATAGACGGTCCGAAGAAAGAATTTGTGAAAGATACCTATGGTAAGTTCCTGAAACAGCTGGGAGGTGGGCTAATTACATGACACTGGCAGAAGTGAAAGATTTTTTGAAATCAAAAATAGATTGCCCTAACTGGTATGTTGGGAAAAGGGATGAAGCGAAAGAGAATAGCATAACAGTCTATCCTACCCAGGGGCCCGTACCAGTTATCCCAATCGGGGGGCTAGGTATGTCATCCTATGGCACCAAAGCAGTTTCAGTATTGGTGCATTGGGGGAAATATTGCACTCCAGCGGAAGAGAAAGCACAGGAGGTATTTAATGCATTATTTGGGCAATCAGGCAAAATTGCTGGAAAAGAGGTTGTTAAGTTCGATATGAGGACTTCTGAACCGGTTGGTATTGGGACAGACGATAAAGGCGTATATGAGTATGTCATTAATTTTATAATTTACTATAAGAAATAGAAAGGAAGGTATGAATATGGCATTTACAGGAGTATTCCCGGTTTATAATTTAAAATTTAAAGTTGGGACAAAAGGGAAATCAAGCACTGAAGAAGATATGGCTGAAATCTCAGATCTTGAGAATTTTGGTATTAGTATTGATGGAGGCGTAGAAGATTGGACGCCTATGACAACTTTTGGGTGGGCCAGGAGCCTTATGACCGGCAAGAAATTCAGTATTGAAATGAAAGGCAAAAGGTGTGTCGGCGATAAAGGGAACGATTATGTTGCAAATACCGCATGGAAAGATGGACTGGACTGTTCCACAAAAGGCCAGATTGAATTTCCTGACGGTGCAAAGTTGTCGTTTGATTGTGTGATTAACGTAACTAATGTAGGCGGAGGTGACTCCACCAATGTAGCACCATTGGAATTTACGATGCAGGGTGACGGCAAACCGGTTTATACACCAGCAGCGGATCCGGCGCAGGTATAAGGAGGGGTATAAATGGCACGACAATATGATATTGCAAAAAAGTTAGCAGAGAGGAACCAGAAACCAACAGTATCCATCGATGATGAACATGTATTTAAGATCAACAACACTGCTCCTGCAGCAATGATGATCGAAGCACTGCAGAATGATAAAAGCTTAGGAGAATTCGAAATCCTGAAAAAGATTATTGTAATCGCACTGGGTGAAGAAGCTGCAGCCTATGTAGAAGCGCAGGAGCTTACAATGCCGGCATATACCATGATAATCAATGTTATTATGGCAGCCCTTGCAGACTCATCCCTCGAAGAAGTGGAGGAGATGGCGGAAGGTGGCCGATTTCAGGAAAAGGGGAAGAAACGTAAATAAGTGGTACGATCTGTACGAAGACTGGGATCTGATCGTATCATCATTTGCATTGCAGTATAAGTTACGAGAAGATGACATTGCGGTAATGGAGTGGGGAGAGTTTTGCACTCTGCTTACCGGAATTATGCCAGATACTCCATTGGGGATGATTGTAAAAATCAGGGCAGAAGAAGACAAAGATATGCTGGCGAGTTTTACCTCTGAACAAATGAGTATAAGAAATACATGGCGTAGTAGGCACCCAATCACCGAAAACATGACGGTCGAAGAAAAAGAAGAATCTGTATCAATATTGCAAAATATGCTTGCTGAAACCTTCGGGTAAAATTATAGGAAGGGAGGAGCCGACATGGGAGAAAGTGTTGGGAAAATCAGTCTGGATCTGGAAGTTAAATCGGATCTGCTAAATGAGATTAATTCAGTATCCTCTAGTATCGGGGATCGCTTAAGAAGGACTCTAAATAAATCAGTCAAGAAAGTATTCAATAATACAGGAAAGAGCACCGATACTGCAATGAAAAGTGTCGAAAAGACAATTGAAGGTACAATGAAGAGGGCAACGGGTAATGTCAATAAAACCACTCAAAGCATGATGAAGAATACAACCGATATGATTAAGAAGACCTTCAGCGATACAGGCAAAATTGCAGGGGATACCATCAACAATATTGGGCAGAAATCAAGAAATCTCGCGCGTAGTATTCTGAATACATTTAAATTGAAAACACCTTCCACGGCTCCTGTGAGTGCTGAGCCTGTTGCGCAGAAGGCATCCACTAAAATCCCTGTTGCAGCTACACCCAGAGCGCCCCCTACGTTAAATATCGACAGAGTATCATCTGAGATGGAAACTGTAAAACGAACAATGGATAATCTTGAGAGCAAAATAAGATCCCACAAACAGAAATTAAAGGATCTACGGGAGTCATATAACCGAGCCTTTAATCCAGATGTAAAGGATACCATCCACAACAAGATTCTGAATGAAGAATCTGCTATTAATTCCCTTGCTCGAAAGATGGATACTCTTGGGGCAAAGTATGAAAAATTGGAGAGACAGGCCAGTAAATTTAGCCAGGCACAGAATGCTTCAGCAAATGCTACTAAAGCCGCAACGTCAAAAATGTCTGGCATGTCCTCAGTATTAGGCAGATTTAATTCCGCCGGAAAGAAGTCTCCGTCTTTATTAAACCGGATTGGGCAGGGATTTAATAATATTGGACGGCATTCTAAAAAGGCCAGTGTTAATGTCAATTCTTTCGGTGGGGGAATTGGGAACAGCCTTGGGCAAATGATGAAATGGATGATTATTCTTCCGGGCATTGCAAGCGGCATAAAAGCCTTAACAACCAGCCTGATATCATCATTGAATACAAATGAGCAGTTTGTTTCTTCTTTGAATTTAATAAAATCGAACCTTTTGGTTGCATTTACTCCAATTTATAATGCAATCCTGCCAGCGATCAATTCCTTAATGAGCGCGCTTGCTACAGCAACAAGTTATATTGCAAGTTTTATAAGCATGCTCTTTGGAAAAACATTTCAGCAAAGCTTTGAAAATACAAAATCTCTTATAGCTGCAAAAGATGCGATGGGGGCCTATGGTAACGCTGCGAAAAAGGCGGGTGGCGATGCGACAGCAGCCGGCAAAGCAGCAAAGGCCGCGCAGCGTGATATCTTAGGGTTTGATAAAATCGAGAAACTAAGTGACAATTCTGATTTAGATGGATCTGGAAGCACAGATGACAGCAACGCACCTGTCTTGATGCAGCCCCCTAATATAGATGCATTAGATGCTGCAACGTCACCTTGGGTTAAAAAATTCAAGGGTATAATGAGTAAAATTTTTGAACCATTTAAGCAGGCCTGGGACCGGGAAGGAAAGGCTACAATTTCCAGCATGAAGTACGCTCTTAGCAGTGTCTGGGATCTTGTTAAGAGTATTGGGCGAAGTTTCCTGGAAGTGTGGACAAATGGAACCGGGGAGTTAATGCTGACAAATTTGCTTGTTATTTTCCAAAATATATTTAAGATAATCGGTAATATTGCTTCCGGCCTGCAGGATGCCTGGGAGAAGAATAGTACTGGTACAAAAATTATCCAAAGCATATTCAACCTGTTTAATATAATCCTTGGCACTATTCGAAACATATCCGGAGCGACTGTAGAATGGTCCGGAAAACTAAACTTCACGCCTCTCCTTACATCAATCCACGGCCTGTTGCAAGCGCTGGAGCCACTCACGTCAAACATAGGGGCGGGGCTGGAGTGGTTCTGGAATAATGTATTATTACCGATTGCAGGATGGACAATCCAAACTGCGGTGCCTACATTTTTAGACATGTTAGCCGCGGCAATTGGGGCTGTGAATGCTGTCATAGATGCTCTGAAGCCTCTTGGTACTTGGCTGTTTGATAATTTCCTTCAGCCATTAGCCGAATTTACAGGTGGTCTTTTTATTTCTGTCATGAAAACCATAACAGATTTGCTGAAAAAGTTTTCAGACTGGTGCCAGGAACATCAAACCACTATACAGAATATTGCAATTGTCATAGGAACTTTTTTTGCTGCATGGAAGATTAGTAAATTTATTTCAGGAGCAGTGGGATTGATTTCTACTATTTTTAACATCGTAGGTTCTATAAAAAGTATCGCGGGTGCACTTAGTCTGGTTAAATTAGGGCTTGGGACATTAGTAACGACCTTAGGAGGGCCAGTTACCGTCGCTATTGCTGCAGCAATAGCAATAGGTATCCTTCTCTGGAAAAATTGGGACAAAATTTCTACGAAAGCGAAAGAAGTGTGGGATTTTGTAAAACAAAAATTCCAAGAGTTTGATAATTTTCTGACTTCCGTGTTCGAAAAAGACTGGACAGAAACTTTCGGCACAATCGGGAATGTTTTTAATGGATTTTTCAAGAGCATATCAGATATTTGGGATTCTATAAAAGCTATATTCGGCGGGATTATAAAGTTCATTTCAGGAGCATTCTCCGGAGATTGGGAGAAAGCCTGGTCTGGGGTAAAGGATATCTTTGAGGGGGTTTGGGATCTAATAGCATCTGCTGTAAAAGCCCCTATTAACCTTATTATCGGTGCGCTAAATTGTTTAATAGATGGATTTGTCAGTGGTTTGAACGCAGTAATAGGCGTTATGAACAAGCTTAATTTTAATATACCTAAATGGGTGCCGAAATACGGTGGTAGATCATTCGGATTTAACATACAACGGCTGAATACACCAAAAATCCCGTACCTCTCACAGGGTGGTTTTGTTGAAGCCAATACTCCGCAGCTTGCCATGATTGGAGACAACCGGCATTATGGAGAGGTTGTAGCCCCGGAAAACAAGCTGCAAGAGATGGTTGATAATGCGGTAAAGGCTGCATCTAGATCCGGAATTACGAAAGCAGATTTACAGGCTATGATTGACAATGCAACAATGCGCATAGTGGCCGCGCTCGCGAGCATGGGATTCTTTGTTGACGGAGAAGAACTGGCGAAGGCAGTATTGAAGGCAATCGACAGGCTAGATGGCAGATACAACCCTGTAAAAATATATTAGGAGGTGAGGCAGGTGGCTACACAAGAGATTTTAAAAGCTGGCGGAACAGTGCTTCCGCCTCCAGTATCCTTGACCATAAACGATGAGCTTATTTGGAGCGAAGAAACAGGACGCACTCTCTCGGGACTTATGGTCGGGGAGGTTGTAGCGGAGAAGAAAAACATAAGTATAAAGTGGGGATTTATGACAGAGGAGGACATGCTGCTGATCAAACGCAACATGGCCTCAAATTTTTTCCCATTCACATTCCACGATGATGGCATAGATCTGACTATTGATGTCTATCGCGGGACGCTGAGCAAAGAGGTGCTTGGAAATATCGGTGATGGTTATTTCTGGTACCGTAGCATAACTGTTGACATAGTACAGAGGTGACGTGATGAGAAAAGCATCAGATGAATTTAAAAAAATGCTTAATGACAAGAACAGGCATCTGCTATATTGGGTTAACATAACATTTCCAGATGGAACAGTCCTGAATCTTGATAGGGAGAACCTGATGCAGGGGGATGGATTTAAAATTGATGATTCGACATCAGGAGCCGGCAGCTTTGACGTTGGCTCTGTAATCATAAACAAGCTAACTCTAAAACTTAACAACGCAGAAGACACATATAGCTATTATGACTTTGAGGGCGCAAGAGTTGTTGCATATACCGGTATGGAGCTGGCTGATGGGTCTGTTGAAAAATTGCGGATGGGAACCTATACAGTTGACGAATCGAAAGCTGTAGGGATAACGATTGTCCTAAACTGCCTGGATTACATTCATAAATTAGATCAGCCTTACAGCTTAAGCCCACTGAAATACCCGGCAACCCTTTCCACGATCTTGTCGGATGCGTGCGCATGTTGCGGGCTTGCCCTGCTTACTAAAAATTTTGATGGGGATAATTACCGGGTTGATTCCCGGCCAGATGATGAGGCGCTTACATTTCGGGAGGTCGTCCAATGGATAGCCCAGATATCCTGTAAATATGTCAGCTGTGATCCTCAAGGGCGATTATTCCTTGCCTGGTATGGTGATGGCTGCACAGAATTACAGCTGGTGGATGGGGGTTATTTCGACTCAGATAATCCGTATTCCAGCGGATCAGACATTGACGGAGGGTCATTTGATCCGTGGAATGCTGGGGATGCGGCAGATGGCGGCAGTTTTGCTGATACAGATACATACCACCATCTGTGGCAGCTAAATTCTTTGAGCATCGGCACGGATGACATTGAGATAACAGGTGTCAGCATTACACTTGACAACGAGTCTGGAGAGTCCAGCACATATCTCTATGGAAAAACGGGGTATGTCCTGAACATAGAGAAAAATGGATTTGTGCAAGATGAGACACACGCGAATATGGCAGTAACACTAATGGGCAAGAAATTGGTTGGCATGACTTTCCGGACTTTTGATGCGGGACATCTTTCGGATCCACTGGTCGAAGCGGGTGATACGGTTTATGTGACTGATAATAAGCAGAACAGTTACCATACATATATAACGAATACAACATTTAGCGCAGGTGCTGCTCAGAAAAGTTCCTGCGCTGCAGAAACACCAACAAAGCAAAATTCAACGCGGTTCACAGAGGCCACTAAAGCCTTGATGGAGTCTAAAAAAGCAGCCGCTAAGCAAATTACAGAGTATAACCGTGCCGTACAGTCACTGACTAGTCTTATAACGCAGTCATTTGGAGTTTTCAAAACCGAAGAAAAGATGGATGATGGGTCAGTGATTTACTATATGCACGACAAACCAACACTTCAAGGGTCAAAAACGGTCTGGAAGATGACTGCAGATGCCTTTGCGGTGTCAACGGATGGCGGAAAGACTTGGAACGCAGGAATGGACTCTTCCGGAAATGCGGTTGTTAATGTACTAAGTGCAATCGGAATTAATTGTGATTGGATACATTCAGGAACACTGACTCTTGGTGGCATAGGAAATCAGAACGGAGTATTAAAGATAGTAGATGCCAAGGGCACTGTTGTAGGAGTTTGGGACAAGGATGGGATGGTGCTAAAGAAAGGCGTTGTATCTGGTACTTCTGTAACAGTAGGAGGCCTAAACAACCAGAGTGGAGTTCTCAGAATATTAGATCAGTCAAATGTTGAGATTGGAAGATGGGATAAAGATGGTATTAAGATTACTAAAGGAAGCCTGTCAGGAACAACAATAACTCTAGGCGGCAAAAATAATCAGAACGGCATGGTAACGGTCAGGAATTCAGCAGGCAATGAGATTGTAAGACTGGACAAGGATGGCGTATATGCAAAAGGCAAGTATGTATCTGAATCTGCAGATGGGACTCGCAGAGTAGAGATTTCTAATGGACAGATAACCGTTGCAGACGGATTGGGGGAACTTGCGGCAACTCTATTTACATTCAACAATGGTGAAACTAATGGAATATCAATAACAACGCAGAATAATAAAGGGTTCTTGGATTTGCTTACATCTGTGTCAAGATTGTATGGCGAAGAAGTGCAAATTGGAACAACAGCAGGCGGAACTGGCAATACGTATATAAGCGCTACAAAAACGTTGGAAATACACGCTGGGGATAGGATTACAGTCAACACGAAAGCGACAAAAAGCGGGAGAGCCGAATTTTCTGACGGAACGTATTTAAATTTCCAGCACGGCATGCTAGTTGGTGGAAAGACAAAAGAAGGTGGTTTCTGATGGGCTGGACAATAGGAAACTACTATCTTAATATAACTCAGATGCAGGGTAACGCCTTGGAAGTGCATGCATTCTTCTCAGGACGGGGATGGTCATTGAATGCCATAGCTGGAATGTGCGGCAATATGCAGAGCGAGTCAAATATTAATCCAGGCATATGGCAAAGCTTGATATACGGCAATTATTCTGGTGGTTACGGCCTGGTACAATGGACTCCAGCTACAAACTATACGAATTGGGCATCTGCTAATGGGTATGATATTACGGATCCTATAGGACAGATGATATGGATTGATACGGTTACAGCGTCAGCCGGACAATGGATACCGACTAGCAATTATCCCTTATCGTGGGACAACTTTAAAACGAGCACAGAGAGTCCAGAATATCTCGCAAGTGCGTTTCTCAAGAATTTTGAACGTGCAGGAGTTGAGGTAGAGTCTGACAGGCGTTCCCAGGCCCGCTATTGGTACGATTACCTGAACCAGTATGCCGGAGGCAGCCAAAAGATAGAGGATGCAGTACGGTGGGCTGTGGATATAGCGAATGATCCTGCACATGGTTACGATCAGGGCAGCCGATGGGGACCAGACTATGATTGCTCGTCTCTGCTTATACAAGCGTGGGAGAATGCGGGTGTTCCGGTTAAGTCTAATGGTGCTGTAAATACCATGAACATGTACGCTGTATTTACATCTTGTGGATTCCAGGATGCGACTTCGGAAGTTAATATGGCTACTGGATCAGGGGTACAACGCGGCGATGTGCTATTAAATCACGATAACCATACTGCGATGTCGGTCGGAAATGGACAAGTAGTGCAAGCCAGTCGAAACGAGTTTGGTGGTTTCACAGGGGGACAGCCAGGAGATCAGACAGGACAGGAAATATGGGTAACTGGATATTATAACTACCCGTGGAACTGCGTACTGCGCTACCCAGGCGGCGGTTCAGTGCCGCAAGGGGTATATATAGTCCGGTGGATCCCGGCATAAGGAGGTGTGAAAATGGCAATACAAAATAGGCGCGGCCCGTTTGAAAAGTTAGATACATCAAAACTGCGGCCTGGGGAATATGCTATCGTCCTGCAGAACGACCCTTTCTGCCGGGATGGGAAAGCGGCATATATCTGTTTCCGAGCGGGAGACACGAAGCGCATGGCTACATATGAGGACATGAAGGAAAATATAGAGAACGCTACACAAGAAATCATAGCCGTAATGAACCAAGCCACAGATGATGCAAATACTGCAGCGGGCTTTGCAAGCGCGGTAGGCGAAGATTTAATCGCAAGACGTAACAATGGTGAATTTACTGGTCCGCAAGGGGCAAATGGCGTTGTTGTGACTACACAAGGCCAGGTGGCGTTTCAGATTATTAACGGCGAACTTTTTTTGTATTATCATGATGGAGATAGTCCGCCAGACTGCTCAATAGATACAAACGGGAATCTAATTATGAATTTTGGAGGTGACGTATAATGCCAAGTGTAAATTTAGGGAAAGTAGTCGGAGACAAAGGCACGAGTTACAGAAATAGAGGAGCATGGAATTCCACAGCTCAATACGTTAATAGTCCTCAATACATAGATACGGTTAATCATGCAGGAAGTTTATGGGTATGCATGGAGACAAACACGAATACCGAACCAAGTGAAAGTGCGACGCAATGGTCTATCTCAGCCAAAGGAATGAATAATGTTCCATTCACGGAAGCAACCACCAGAGCAAATATCGTAAGCGAAGAAGATATTTCCATTTCATTTGGGAAAATAAAGAAGTGGTTTGCAGATTTGAAGGCAGCTGCATTTTGTACTGTTGCGAATAATGCAACAACAACAGCTGCAAACACGGTTCTGGATGGCAGGATGGGGAAAACACTGCAGAATGGAATAGATGAACTAAATAGCAATTTGACCGTAAAAACTCGGACGATTGAGGGAGCGTACTTAAACATGCAGGTAACATCGTATGGGGAGATTGCATGGGTAAGAATATCAGGTTACCCCAAAGTTGCTATGAATAACGGCCAAAAATATACGCTTTTCAGGCCATCAGCTGAAACGCCGATGTACAGTCTTTATCGAAGGATTAGTACATCTTCGACAGCAGGCTTTATATTCCAGATGTCAAATACCGATGCCGAAGTAAATATTACACCGTTTGGCGCGGATATAACAACATCGATCGGTGTTAACGTTTCAGAATGCTACATCATGAAATAATTATTGGGATCTTGCGACAAACGTCTCATTGATATTAACGCCCACACCTGTTGCGATATCTGCCGTAGGCGTGTAGGTTACCTTGCCATCCACGTCTATAGATATCCTAAATAAACGGCTTGTTGTGCCCCCGCCTAAGACATATTTTACAATTTTATACGACGGTCTATATGCGGCCGGAAGCGTGCCGATGACAAATTCTGAGTTTGCTGGGACATCCTTTAAAATCAATCCAGCGCATTGTAACTGTACCACGCGTCCACTTACAAATACACTGGTCGTAGGGTAATAGGTTGAATTTGTCAGGGCAAAATTTGATGCATTTAAATTGCTATTTAGTCGAACAATTAAATATGGAACTCTTTAACCAGGACTTGCAAATGCAGTCCTATTTTATTGCCCGGCCGGAGGCGTATCCGGCAGAAAGGATTTAGATATGGAAAAAATTATTTTAGCCGATAACACCGAAATTGAGATTAAGGCGGGAGCCAGCCTGGGAGCCATTACGGCTATTGCGGCAGATTTTACGGCATTGGGAACCGTGGCTGCAGCACTCACGGCCCCGGGGAATATGGATAACGTCAAGTTTAAGGTAGATGAGACCGTGACCGGAGAATATACCGGTATGAAGCTGGAAAGTCCGTTATTTGGAGCCGTTGACATCGTGGACGGGCATGTGGAGGCAACTTTCGGGATCCGGGAAAAAACAGAAGTTGAGAAACGTCTGGATGCCCTGGAGAGTGGCCAGGAAGTGCAGGACGGGGCCATAACCGATTTAGGGGATGTGGTGAGCACAATGGCAGAAGGGAGTAATGTGTAATGGTTAAATTTTATCTAAATCGTATCGAAAAGGGATTAATCACAGTTGAAGATGTACCGACACTCTGGAGAGCTGCGGTAGAGGCAGGAATTAGCAAATAGAAAGAGAGTGAGGGAAATGAAGAAAATGGAACAGGCAAATTACATTAAGGCGGCAGTCGCGACCGTGTTTGGTTTCCTGACGTCCCTGATAGGTGTTCTGGCATTGCCAGTAGTTCTGGTCGTTGTTTGTAACCTGATTGACTACATAACAGGGCTTATGGCATCGCCATACCGAAATCAGGACATTAATTCGTATAAAAGCATTCGCGGTATTATGAAAAAGATATGCATGTGGTTACTCATTGTGGTAGGGGCAATCATTGATCAGATGCTTATTTACGCATCGGATATAGTTGGATTTACCATGCCGTTTACATTTTTAGTGGCATGCATCGTTGCATTATGGATTATTTGCAATGAGATTATCAGTATACTTGAAAATGTTAAGGATATGGGAGTAAATATACCAGGTTTTCTGGAGCCACTCGTAAAGAGTATCAAATCACAGGTAGAGGATAAGGTAGATATTACTAATAAATCAGATTCAGGGGACGCAAAATAAGCGTCCTTTTTTACTGTGCGGCGCAATGCCGAAAGAAAGGAGATTTGTATGAGTATTTGTAGAGGAATAGCGAGAATTAGAGGAAGGAACCCAGTAGGTATTTTTATACACAACGATGCAGGGAGCCAGAATGCGAACGCAGCATTTTACAGAAATTGGCTGCCTACACATGATTTAGGAAATGGATTTGCGCATTATTATGTGGCTGCAGATGGAATTTTACAAGCAGAGGACGATTATAACTGTGCATGGCACTGCGGGGATATGGATGGCAACAACAATTACCTGTCCATAGAGGTCTGCCAGAGCATGGGGGATTTGGACAATTTTAAAGCCAACGAGGAAAAAGCTCTTGCCTTGGCAGCGCAGAAGTGCAAACAATACGGCATTACGCCATCGAGCAGCACAATTAGATTGCATCAAGAGGTATACGCTACAGCGTGCCCTCATAGGTCAGTTGAGATTCATGGAGGCAGGGATGCAACTAAGGCTTATTTTGTACAGAGGATTAAGGCACTCATGGGCGGCAATGCCGGAAGCCCTAATTATGTGGAGACACAGACGCCATCTCCGTCACCATCTTATGCCGGGACGCCGGGCGTGGACTTCACGTACATGGTCTTTACGGATAACGATGGATGGCTGCCGGAGGTTGTGAACTTGAATGACTTCGCAGGCATACGCGGGCACTGGATCAGGAAGATAGCAATTAAAGTAAATAAGGGATCTATAAAATACCGCGTGCATGTCATGGGAGTCGGGTGGCTACCGTGGGTAACCGGGTACAACAAAAATGACCATAATAACGGATATGCCGGGAACGGACAGCCTATTGATGCAATAGAGATATATTATGAGACCCCGGCGGACTATGCGGCAAAATACGGTTACCAGAAGGCACAGTACCGGGTCAGCCCTGTGAATGGCAACTATTGGCCGTGGCAGTACGATAACGAGACATCTAACGGTCAGGATGGATATGCTGGATGTTTTGGGCAGCCTATTGACCGATTCCAGATTTTTTAGGTATAATTATAACCCGGAGCCATTGATATGATCCCTGTCTACTTGACAGGGGGACCATATCACTTATGGATTCCGGGCCTAATCTGTGGCGGAAAGGATCTGAGAGGGTGTTCCTTTCCGAGCTCTATTTTAACATATTTGATGGTTGACTGGCAATAAAATTTATATACTTATAATTATCTTTTGCAAAAAAGTAACGCATCTGCTAATATATTGTCATAAGGAGATGAAGGATTATGATGAAGAATACTATTGGAAATAATATCAAAAAACTCAGAAAAGAATCTGGAATAACTCAAGAACAGATTGCTTCAAAGCTTTGTATTAGTAGACAAGCGTTATCCAATTATGAAATAGGGAAAAGGCTTCCTGATATTTATGAGCTGATAGAATTGGCTGACCTTTTTGAAGTATCATTGGATACTATTGTAGGAAGGAAAATATAGAAGGTGGATCGGTGAGTAGATTAGCTTTTGGCGGAACAGGCTGAGATGACTAGGTCACGCTGATTTGACATGCGGCAGTAAAAGTACAAAAATGTGATTGAACCACTGAAAGCGCGAGTGCGCCGTAGGTGGTGTTTTTACGTTGTATGGAAACTAAGATTGCGATATAGTTGACAACATTTCGAAAATCATTTATACTGTAAAACAGTTGATTAAAACATAATGTCCCAAAAGTGTCCAAGGTAAAAGCGGAAAACGCCTAAAACTGGGCGTTCCCAGCACTTTGAGCACTTGACTTTTAATCAAGTTGTCCGGGGTTCGAATCCCCGCACGCTCATGACAGAGAAATGCCGTAAATCCTTAAATACAGAGGGTTTGCGGTATTTTAATTTTTATGCAAACTGTGATTATCTGCACTCTGCAGGCGCGCATCTGTCCCATTTGCCCAAGACAGCTAAAAAGATTGTGATAATCCCTTAATTTATGGTACCATATAAGAGCGGGAATGGACGGAAAAATTAGACGTAGAAATGTAATTTATGGCGTTAGCTGAAGTATAGGAGCATGAATGGATAATTTATATAAGAAATTGCGGGATTACAGCCGATCGGATTATTATGGATTTCATATGCCGGGACATAAGCGGAGAGGAACTCTGACAGGTTGTGACCTGCCTTATTCAATTGATATTACAGAGATAGAAGGTTTTGATGATCTGCACCATGCAAGAGGTATTCTAAAGGAGGCTGAAGAGCGTGCTGGTGCATTGTATCATTCTTTGGAGACACATTACCTGATTAATGGAAGCACAACAGGGATATTGAGTGCTGTAATGGGTTGTACGGCAAAAGGGGACAGAATATTAATGGCGAGAAACTGCCACAAATCGGTTTACCATGCAGTTTTAATGCATGAACTGAGACCAGTCTATATTTATCCGGAATTTTATGCAGATGTGGAATTAAACGGGCCTGTTAAACCAAAAGATATAGAAAATGCCTTGGATAAGTATGAGGATATCAGGGCAGTGGTAATTACCTCTCCGACATATGACGGAGTTATATCGGATATAAAATCTATTGCGGATGTGGTTCACAGGAAAGGGATTCCTTTGATTGTCGATGAGGCTCATGGAGCCCATCTGGGCTTTCATCCGTATTTTCCAAAAAATTCAGTGTCCCTTGGGGCGGATGTGGTTATACACAGCCTTCATAAAACTCTTCCTGCGCTGACCCAGTCAGCCTTAATCCATATCAATGTAAATAAGAATTTAAAAGAATATATGGATATCAGCGGGGAGATTACGCAGTATCTGCATATGCTGCAGACGAGCAGTCCTTCCTATGTACTGATGGCAGGTATAGATGTATGCATTGAGATGATGTCCTATGGAGGTCATATGTATCTTGATAAATATGCAGTATTATTACAGCAGTCACGTGAATTGTTGCAGAAACTGAACTGTTTGGAACTACTTGAAACAGAATTATATGATAAATCTAAGATCGTGATTTCAGTAAAAGGGACTGATATAACGGGACGCCAGCTCTATATGACTCTTTTGGAGCGATACCATCTGCAGCTGGAGATGGCGGCCGGGTCTTATGTGATTGCCATGACCTCAATGGCAGACACGAAAGAGGGTATGAAGCGCCTCACAGATGCGCTGCTGGAAATTGACGCGGGTCTGTCAGCTGAAAAAGGGGTGTCTGTAGAGTTTTCACTTCCTCCGCTTAGGCAGATATATACGAGTGCAGAGACAAAAGAAGTTGTGGGAAGAGGAAGTGGCCGTAGAACTCAAAGCCTGGAATGGGGGAAATCCGTTGGAAGAGTTTCATCAGAATATGCTTATGTTTATCCTCCTGGGATTCCGTTAATTGTTCCCGGGGAAGAGATTTCTGAAGAAGCAGCCGCTTTACTTGAAAAATACCGGGATCTGGGATTTTCTGTGGAAGGTATGAAAGAAGAAGGAAAAATAGAGGTGTTGATCAATGGGTAA